AAGCGCCTAATGGAGCTACAGGAGCTTTACAGCCCCAGAGCTATAGCACTCGACAACAGACAGCTTTCAGGGCTAGGTAAGCGACTGAAGCAATCAGGTATCCCAGTTTGGCAGATGTGGACTAATGAAGTAAGCGCTGCTTGTTCTTCTGTTTACGCCTTATTTATTACCGGGATGATCAGGCACAATAACGACCCACTTTTGCTAGTGCAGTCACCTAATGGAGTGGCTAAGTATCTAGGTGAGAGTTGGTTGATCAGCCGGAAAGATTCAGCCGGCGATATAGATTCTTTGATGGCAACAATTCTGGCAACATATGTTAGCGAAAGAGCGCAACACGCGCAAATAGGTGTATTCTAAATTAGACTAATGTAACTAAGATAGGTTTCGATGGCTACTTTATGGCAACGCATTACAAATAATACCCCTGAGCGGAGAGCAGCGCAACCTACTGTTCCTACAAGGGAAGCTGCAACTGTAACGGCTAATTCAGCCCTTACCCTTACAGCAGTTTACAGAGCTGTTCAAATTATAGCCACACCCATTAGCAAAATGCCGATAAATACTTATCGGTTCGCAACAGGCGTGGAACTGAAAGTTGAAAATCCGGTGCTTATCAATAAGCCCGATATCAACTCTAACAAGCGCGATTTTATGTATCAGACTGTTACATCCCTAGCGCTTGAGGGTAATGCCTTTTGGCATAAAAGTTTTGGTAGTAACGGGCAAGTCAATAACCTAACAGTCTTACCGGCAAGCGCAGTTTCTGTGGCTTATGTGAATGATCAGGACATCGCTAAAGGTGTCTATTATTCCTATATGGGCAAGCGCTACAGCGCTAGGGACATGGAACACCTAAAGTTCTTTACCAAAACCGGCAACCTTCGAGGGATCAGCCCGATTGAGTCTTGCCGGGCAGATGTTTCTTCAGCGCTTGATCTCAGAGATTACGCTAAGAACTGGTTTAGCAGCGCCGGAGTTCCGACAGGAATTCTAAAAACAAATCAGGCAATCAATCTAGAGCAAGCCGATACTGTAACTAACAACTGGCATAACAAACAACAGAACAGGCAGATTGCGGTTCTAGGTAACGGCTTCGACTATCAAGCGGTTTCCTTATCTCCCCGGGAGGCTTTGTTCACAGATATTGTAGAACAGAACACTGTGGCAATCGCCAGACTGTTCGGAGTCCCTGCAAGGATGCTGCTAACAACAGTGCCAGGTGGTTCAGATACATATACCAATATGCAGGATGAATCTAAGCAATTCTTTTTACACACCCTTAGCGCTTACACCGATGCTATTTCGGATGCCCTAAGCAATTGCTTGCCCAGAGGATCAAGAGTTGAATTCGACTGGCAGCATATTTACAGAGCAGATGTCGAAACACGCTATAACTATTATGCAGCCGGCATAGCTGCTGGATTCCTAACCCCAGAAGAAGTACGAGAGAGAGAAGGGCTAAATGCCTGAGCTAGAGATTAGAGAGTTCGCTGCTTCAGCGGATTTAGAAGAAAGAACAGTTACCGGACTTGCAGTCCCTTATGGTCAGTCTGCTGATATCGGTGGATCTTATCAGGAGCGATTCGCCCCGGGAGCAATAGATTCAATTGAGGATGTCAAGTTGTTTTACGGGCATGAAGATCCAATCGGTAAGATCATCGAGGGCAGGGACACCGAAGCCGGATTTGAAATTACAGCTAAGATCAGCGACACCCCAAAAGGAAACGAAGTTCTAACGCTTTTGCGAGATGGTGTTCTAAACAAATTTTCGGTGGGCTTTTTACCGCTCGAACAGGAGCGAGAAGGTTCAACGATTACGCGAACTAAAGTAACTTTGAAAGAAGTTTCTATAGTTCCGTTTCCAGCCTTTTCAGGCGCAAATATAACCGAGGTTCGAGAAGTGCAGCATCAAGCTATTCAGATCGAAGCTCCCAATCAAGAAAGAAACTCTATGAGTGAAAACATGGAACTAGAGGTTCGTACTGTTCAGGATGAGGTTGCAGAATTGCGCCGAGTTGTAGAAGCAGGACTAAACCCAGAAACCGCTGTAGTACCTTACGCGGAGATCAGATCTCAAGGTGACTTCGCAAAGAAGATGCTAGTTGGAGATTCAGCAGCTATCGAGCTTGCTCGCGCTGCTTCAGATTCAAGCGACACTGTTGCACTGCCGGGCTTTATTGGTCAGATCAATAACCTAATTGATAACAATCGCCCAGCCCTATCAGTATTCTCTCGCGGAGCGCTACCGGCTGCCGGGCTTACTGTAGAGTACGCTTCGGTAACTGCTAACACTATTGCAGTTGGAGAGCAAGACCCAGAGAACGAAGCCCTAGCCTTCGGCAACCTAACTATTGCTAACACTTCAGCAGCAGTAAAGACTTACGGCGGTTACACCAGCTTCTCTAAGCAGACTATCGAGCGCTCAACTGTAAACTACCTAGATACAGTATTCCGCGCTTTGTCTATTGCTTATGCCCGTACTTCAAACGCTGCCCTTGTTACTCATGTCGAGGGGCTTGATTACACCGGTAAGATCTTCGATGTCAAAGATGGAACTGTAGCAACTTTGATGGAAGGCATTACAGATGGTGCAACTTACATCTTCGAGCAGACTGGACTACGCCCAGAGGCTATAGTTGCTTCTCCTGAAGCCTACAAGTTCCTTATGACTGTTGTAGGAACAGATGGCAGACCAGTGATCTTGCAGGATGGTCAGGGATTCAACAACATCGGTTCTGCTAACTTGCCGGGATTGTCAGGTTCGCTATTGGGCTTGCCTGTTGTAGTTGATCCAGCTATGACTGCTAACAAGTGCTACATGGCTAACAGTGCAGCTATCCAGACTTTCGAGTCTGCCGGCGCTCCTGTTCGTCTAACCGATGGAGATATTACAACGCTAACCGATTCTGTAAGCGTATATGGCTACTTGGCGATCACTACACCTTTCGCCGGTGCAATCGTAGAGCTAGAAATAGCTTAGTAAATATCTAACGGCGTACAACGGGAAAGGCAAGGGGAATAAGTGGCTGTGACTTTATCAGATCTGCAAGCTTACATAGGTACAGATGAAACAGGTGAATTTATAACCTCCTGCCTAACCGCTGGTGAAAACTTGGTAAATAACTATGTTGGAGCAATACAAACAGTTCCCGAAGATGTTAATAATCTTGGAGTTCTTATCTGTGCTTCTGAGTTGTTTCACAGGAGATCAGCGCCTAATGGCATCGCTCAATTTGCAAGCATGGATGGCAGCCCCGTAAGGGTTGCAAAAGACCCTATGGGGGCTGTCTATCCGCTGCTGCTGCCTTATGTCGGGTATGGTATATGACCAACGAAATCACACTTTCAAAAGCAGAATTCAAGCTTGATTTAGAAGCTGCTGGTATAAGTGTTCTGGATTATGTACCAGAGCGTATTGTTCCCCCTATTGTGATTATCAACAGTGCATCGCCTTACCTAACGCCTAGCACTCTAGGTAACGAATATGATCTCTCTCTCGAGCTTGTGATCATAGCTGCTAAAGCTACGAACAAGAAAGCTACTGAGATGCTAGATGAAGCAATAGCTACAGTGCTAACCGCTGTCCCCAGGTATTGCAGAGTCTTGAGAGTAAATGAGCCTTACCAGATGCAAACTAACAACGCCGAGTATCTTTCGGTAAATGTTTCAGTCGAATTAGAAATAACAATTTAGAAAGGGCTACCAAATGGCAGCTTCTAGTCGCATAAACGCGAAGAACATCAAGTTCCTAATCGGAGCTACAGAATACGAATGTGATGCAACTATGGTTGATCTTGTTCTAGGCGATGAGCCGGGAGCAGTTCAAACCTTTTGCGAGGTTAGGGCAGGTGGAGAGTTTACACTTACCCTAGAAGGAATCACCTCCGGCGATGCAGGATCTCTATACAGAGTGCTGTGGGCTAACTTCGGATCAACCGCTGAATTCACAATCGCGCCTTACGGCAACGCGACAGCCACACCGGATCAACCTCACTATGTAGGAACAGTTCGATTCAACGAATTGCCTCCACTGTCGCTATCCTCCAACGAAACTTCAACCTTCAGTGTTGCTTTAGAAGTCGTGAACACACCTCACGATCCTGCTGCTTCAATCTGGTATGGAGTTGAAACAGTAGTTTCCTAATCATGGCAGCCCCGGAACAAAACGGAATAAAGGTCAAGAACCTAAAAGAGATCAGGCAAGCGCTCAGAGCAGTTGGAGCGCCAAAGGATGAGATCAAACAGGCAGGTAAGAACGCCGGTGAGATAGTAGCCAATGAAGCAAGATCACTTGTTCCGGTCAAGTCCGGGGCGCTTAGGAACTCTATTAGAGTGAGCGCTTTACTAAGCGGTAAGGTAAGCGTTTCAGCCGGTAATAACAGAACTACTAAATCAGGGATACCCTACGCCAATCCTATTCACTGGGGCTGGTATTACGATTCTAAGAACTTTATAAAAAAGAACATCATGCCACAGCCTTTCTTCAGTAAGGCAGTCGGTTACACTAGAACCGAAGTGTATGAAAACTACTTCAAATCTATTGATAACTTGATAGAACGCGAATACGCAAA